TCATTTAACAGCTCTACTTCGCCCAATTCAATCGAATAATCCAAATCGCCAGTTGTGCCAACATCAAAATCTAATTTTTCTATGGCTACAGCCATATTTATGCTGATGTTTGCAAAACCGGTTGATGTAATCACTAAACGAACAGGCAATTTTCGTTTTTGCCACGATTTTAATTTTTCGTAGTATTCTTGACCGTCCATTGACGCATCACGTCTGAACGGATAGTCATGGACAGGAAATGTTCCGTCCCATGAAACACCTCGCAATTCGGTATTTCCTATAATTTTAATCCAGCCATATCCGGCTGATTCAAATGTTTCTGTTGACTGTGAATTTGTCACAGAAAAAGAGGGAGGAGTGACAGGAATATGCACTACCTCCTCGCTGTTATTTACGCTTAGGTAAAAATCTAACATTTTCCCTCACTCCTTTTATAAAATTGCATACTGTCGTTTTATTTCAGGTACAACTATATTTATAAATCGTGCCGCCATTTCTTCTTCATTCGCATTTCCTGCATTAATGGTGACGTTTATATTAATATCATTGTTTCCCTGACTTTTCTTTTGACTGTTTTCAGTGTATGCTTGCAAATTCCGCCAAAATGCCGAAAGTGGAAGTATCGCCTCAGCCCCTGCTTCGCCACCCATTTGAATCTTGCCGTTTGCAAATCCAAATGCAGTTGGACGTGTCATAATACCGCCCTTGGCGTTCCAATCCAATCCGAATTTTGGAATAGGTGTATCAACCCCCATCACCGTAACAGTTCCTGTCTGCACAATCTTTGGTGCTTTCAGCAGGCTTTTTATTTTGTCCCATACAGATGATACAGTATCAGAAATTTTAGTGAACACATTTTTAACTGTGTCAACTTCCGATACCTTTTCGGCAATACTGCCGAATATCTCCTTGACTTTGTTCACCGCCGCACTGATTTTTTCAGTAATACCATTTTTAATGTTTTCAAAAATAGTCATTACGGTGTTTTTCACATTGCCAAATGCTTCACCGAATTTACTTTTTACGACTTCCATCTTCTCGCCGACTGCATTGATAATCTCGCCGAGCTTACCGCCTGTTAATTGATTAATTGCGTCATAGCCTGTCCTGTAGTATTCCTTGACACCCTCTATTGCCGCAAATGTAGCACCTTTCAGTCCTCCGCCGTGTGCGTCATATGCACTTTTTATGTTGTTCAGTTTTTCCGATACAGCATTTTTTACACCGCCCCATAATTCTGACGTTTTTTCTTTGACTCCGTTCCACATTGTAGACACTTTTTCTTTGACTGCTGATATTCCGTTTTTTATCTTTTCAAATCCGGCTTTTATTCCTTCCCATGCACTTGTAACAATCGCTTTAACTTTTTCCCATAGGTTGATCCAAAAATTTCGGAATCCTTCGGACTTATTCCACAATACAATAAACGCCCCTACCAATGCACCGATAGCCACAATGACAATACCAATCGGATTTGCTGTCATAGCTACATTTAACGCCCATTGTGCGGCTGTTGAAATACCCATAACAACATTTTTAGCCGTTTCAGCTGCATTCCACAACAAAACTGCACCTTTGTATGTGATTATCGCCCCTGCAACTGCTCCTATTACCGGAGATAATGCCTCAATTACCGATATAGCTCCACTGGCTAAATCCATAGCCGTAGATAATGCGTCACAGAATGTTGATATACCTCCCTCACAGAAATCTTTAAGCATTGGTCCAATGTTTGAAAATGTATCAGTTATGGTATTTTTCAGTCCCTCAAACGACCCTTTTAGCTTTCCTACAGAACTTTCACCGATTACATCTGTCATACCGTCAAAAATTGATGGTATTGCATCTAAAACAGCCTTTCCCAATGCAGGTAATTGGCTGATTAAACCGGTAACCAAACTCTTTGTGGCTGAAACAAGGTGTGGAAGTATATCGGATACCATTGACGGAAGTTCTGCTACAATTACAGGAGCCAAACTCTCAATTAACGAACCTACGCCACTTAACGCACCCGTTATTGCCGGTATAACATTCTGCCCGAACGTCTTAGCCGAATCAACCAGTGCATCCAAACTCTGATCAAACATTTCTCCGCCTGTTGTCAAACCGACAAGAGTATTTTCAAACGCCGCTTTCAGTGACCCCCACGATCCGCTTATTGTCGTGCTTGCCTCTTTTGCCGTTGTTCCCGTTATGTCCATTTGCGTTTGGATTGCATGAATAGCCTGTGTAATATCGGCAAATGATGAAATATCATACTTCTGCCCGGTAAGTTTCTGTGCATCGCTAAGCAGTCGTTTCATTTCAGCTTGTGTGCCACCGTAACCTAACTTCAAGTTGTCAAGCATAGTATAATTCTGTTTTGCAAATCCCTGATACGCATTTTTTATGGACTCCATATCCGTACCCATTTTATTTGCATTATCGGACATATCAACCAATGCCGAATTTGCGTAATCCGCCGCCTTGTTTGTATCTCCGCCTAAGCTTGATATTAATGACGCTGAAAATCCCGTAACAGTATCCATATATTCATTCGCCGACATTCCGGCAGTCATATATGCCTTATTTGCATTTTCTAATACAGCATTTTGCGCACTCATCAAACTGTCATATTTTCCTTGAATATCAGAAACACTTTTACCGACACTCTGTGCATATTCCTCAACACTTCTTCCGCCTGCTCCGAACAACGTTTCTACACCGCCCGTAAGTTGTTCATAATCAGCAAATGCACCGACAGACTTTGAAACCAAAGCCGTTACGGCAGTCGCCGCGGCCGCTCCTGCCACCGCTAAACCTTTTCCGACTTTTATGGCACTGCTCCCTATACCTTTCATTACAGAAGACATCTTTGAGGCGCTGTTCGTTGCGTCTTTCATCGACTCATTCATATTTTTGACACTGCCGATTACACTTTTTATCCCTCGGGCAAATCCACTCGCATTAAGGTTCATATTCAGAACTATCGAACTTTTATTCTGCAAAACTATTCACCCCCTACGCTATCACAAATGCACGGCATTTGCTCGCTATAATTTTGCTCCGCAAAATTATTCACCTCCCAACGCCTTCCACTTTGCGTACTCGTCATCATTTGCCTTTTTGGCACTTGCAAGGAAAAATATTTTTTCAATTTCCGGTCTTGCAAGCACCTTTTCGGGCAATATTCCTCTTTGCAGATAA